GATTATGATTGTTGTTGGTGTCTATATGTCGGGTTCAATCGCAAATGAAGAAGCATGGCAAGCTAGAGTAAAAGAATTAGAAGCGAAAATTGCTGCCGCTCAAGTAGAATCTGAAAAAGAGAATGTGAAGATAGTTGAAAAAGTAGTCACCAAACAAAAAGTAATCAAAGAAAAGGGTGATGAAATAATAAAGTATGTTGATAAAGAAATTATCAAATATGATACAAAGTTTCTACCTGGTGGTGAGTGTGAAATACCAAAAGAATTTATAAAAGTTCTTAACGAAGCGGCAAAACCACCTGAAGGTGGTGTCTGGGGTATAAAGGAAAACAAATGAAATATATCATTATTCTCTCAGCAATACTATTGACTGGTTGTACAACAGTTTCAGTGCCAGTCAAGGCTAAGTTTCCATTAATGCCAGAAACATTACTTGTAAGATGCCCACAATTAGAGGGTGTCAGTGAAGATGCTAAGTTAAGTGACATAAGCAAAGTCATTGCAAAGAATTATACGACATATTATGAATGCGCTGTGAAACATGATGGTATTATTGAATGGTATAAGATTCAAAAAACGATTTATGAAAGTGCAAAATAATGGAACTAACAAAAGACCAACTCAAAAAGTTGTTGCCAAAAAATCCATACCTTGATTATTGGTACAATGCATTATCTCAGCTATTGCCGGACTATGAGATAAACACACCTCAACGTATTGCCGCATTTATTGCTCAATGCGCTCACGAATCTGGTAATTTTATGGTTCTGCAAGAGAACCTAAATTACAGACCACCAACACTCAGAAAGATATTTCCAAAATATTTTCCAACTGATGCGATGGCGAATGATTATTGCTCAAGACCAAACAAACAAGAAGCAATTGCAAACAAAGTTTATGCCAATCGTATGGGTAACGGTGATGAGGCTTCAGGTGATGGATATCGTTATCGTGGTCGCGGGCTTATTCAATTGACTGGTAAAGATAACTACACATTCTTTGCAGGCTCACTAGGCATTTCAGTTGAAGAAGCCGCAGAGTACATGGCAACTTTTGAAGGTGCATGTCAAAGTGCATGTTTCTTCTGGGAACAAAACAAATTGAATCAGTGGGCAGACAAAGGTGATATCGTAACATTAACAAAACGCATCAATGGTGGTACCATTGGGCTTGATGACCGCATTAAACATTATGAACACGCACTGCACGTTCTAGGAGTTTAATATGTTCAACGATAGAAAATTATTTCTATGCCTATTGGTACTCATGGTTCTACCTTTGGGTCTAGCTATTTTTGGTGGTGATAGATTTCGCTATCCATGTCAAGACCCTGCAAATTGGGATAAAGAGTTTTGTAAAATGCCAATATGTGATGTTAGCAGAACTTGCCCAGAACACATATTTAAAGGCCAGCGCGACCCAAGATTAGGTCCACCACCAACAAGAACAGAACCTATGGTTCAAAGCGGAGCACCTGCCGCTTGCACACCACCCGCACAAGGAGCAAATTGTGGAAAATAATGCATTCGTTTATACCGAAGAACAGTTAATGGCCCGATTGAAGTTTTTCATCGGCGTCTGTCTCGCACTTACATTAACAGGAATTGTTTTTGTTGTTCTATATTCTATCATTTTTGTTACGCAACCATTGAATGCGATTTCTCCAATTGACCAAAAGTTTTTTGAGTTGATTATTCCTATCGCTACATTCTTGACTGGTACACTATCAGGTATCATGCTTGCTGGTGCTAAGAAAGAGGACCAAGAGGCAATGCTTGCTGCTCACAAAAATGCTAATGAAAATTTTGCTGAGACAAAGAAAGCAATGACTGCGCCGCCTAAAAAAGAAAGTTTAGACTTTTCTTTACCTGGTGCACCCATGGGTGGTGGTTTCACACCTACACCAGAAGTTGCACCACAAGTTACAACAGGTTTTGGTGGTAAGCCAGCGCCAGCACAAGCACCACAACCATTACTATAATGCTAAAAGGTTTTTTATCTGACGGTCACAACGGCACATTAAGTAGCAAGAGAGTTGTCACGTTTCTTGCTTTCTTAATGTGTGGTGTCGCTTTTATCGCTAACCTATTTTGGGGCTTTGAAGTGAAACAGTTCATGTATGAGAGTATGATATACTTGGCTATGGTTGGACTTGGTGTGACAGCATCTGAGAAATTTGCACCAATAAATAAAGAAACAAAATCTAAGGGGATACTATGAAATTTCTAGCTTCTATAATTCTTGCACTTTCTGCATTATCTTTTACTGCTCCGGTAATCGCTGAAGGTGAAATAAAAAAAGTTTGTGTCGATGTTAAAGACAAAGAAGGCAAACCTGTTAAAGATGCCAAGGGAAACGTTAAACAGAGTTGCAAAGAAGTAAAAGTTCATAAGAAACTTGAAGGCACGAAAGTTCCGGAGAAAAAGTAAATGGCTACTACCGTCGAACGAATTGGTATTGTAGAGACCAAAGTTGAAAATCTGAATGAAAAGATTGACGACTTAAAGGTTGATGTTAAGGAAATGCATGATTGCCTTGATAAAACAAGGGATGATTTGACATTGAAACTTGACCAGATGTATAATGCATCTTGCTCTCAACATGCGGAACTTGCTAAAGAATTATCTTTCATCAAAAAAGATAAGGATAAGGTCGTTTGGTTCGTCGGCGGCGCTATTGCTCTCCTAGGTTGGCTATCAGGGCATTCGGATAAAGTGCTTTCTTTATTTTCTTAACTGTTGACATTTTGTTGGAAGCATTGTATAATGCTTCTCTATGAGCCTAACCACAGATACATCATTCGTCCATCGAATTTCTCCTCGCTTTGAAAAGTTTCAGCGCAAGTCTGACTACCTTTTCAATGTCCGTTGCCCGTTATGTGGCGACTCTCAAAAAAACAAATCGAAGATGCGGGGCTATATTTACCGCAAGGTAAACGATTTGTTCTATAAATGCCACAATTGTAGTGCAGGTATGTCCTTAGGAAACCTAATCAAACAGTTAGACGGCACACTATACAAAGAATATCTCTTAGAAAAATATAAATCTGGTGAGTTGAACGGAGCCAACACCCGCACCACAGTTTTTCAAATCCCTGCGCCGAGATTTGGTAAGGTAGAGAATGCTGAATTTGAAAATGCAGAAAGATGTGATTTATTGCCATCATCACATTTTTGTATTGCTTATTTGAACAGTAGAAAAATTCCCAAAAATATATTTGAAAAATTATACTTCACCGCTAACTTTAAAAAATTATGTGATGAAGTAAATCCCAATCATGAAAAAGAAATAACTGCCGATGCACGGCTTGTAATTCCATTTTTCGATGAGTATAATGCCATCATAGGTATTTCTGGTCGTGCATTAACCACGGCAGACAGTAAACTCAGATACATTAAAATTAAGGCGAATGATAATGTTTCTAAACTAATCTTTGGTCTAGACAGGCTAGATAGAACCCAGACTGTAAAAATTGTAGAAGGTGAATTAGATTCGTTGTTTCTTAGCAACTGTATTGCTTCAGGTGATTCAAGCTTGTATCAAACGGCTGAAAATATTTCTACTGAAAAAATAGTTTTAATCTATGACAATGAACCTCGCAACAAAGAGATTGTGAAGTTAATGGCAGATGCAATCAAATCAGGTCATAATGTTGTCATTTGGCCCAACACTATAGAACAAAAAGATATTAATGATATGGTCAAAGCAGGGCTTTCACCTTGCGAAATTGAAGATATCATAAGTAATAACACATTTAACGGGCTAGAAGCACAAACAAATTTTGTTTTTTGGAAGAAAGTATAATATGCAAGTGAAATTAATTAGTAGTAGTAAACCCTCGCGCCAATTGGTTAGTGATGGGCTTTATGATGCACAAGAGCTAATTGCTTTTTGTGCAAGAGTATCAAATCCTAGTAACCAGATGAATATGGATACTGCTGAAAAATTAATCAAATATTTGGTTAAGCATAAGCACTGGTCGCCACTTGAAATGGTTTCTGCTTGTCTTGAAATTGAAACCACAAGAGATATTGCAAGACAGATTTTGCGCCATCGCTCATTCAGTTTTCAAGAGTTTAGCCAGCGATATGCAGACCCGACACAAGATTTGGATTTTGTTATTCGTGAAGCGAGATTGCAAGACACAAAGAATCGCCAAAACTCCATTGAATTGAATATGGATAACGATGAACACAGACAAATTGCACATCAGTGGGAAAATCTACAGAGGGATTTGATTTTAAAAACAAAAGAAGTTTATGCATGGGCAGTCAAAAAAGGTATTGCAAAAGAACAGGCTCGCACAATTCTTCCTGAAGGTAACACAATTTCACGCCTCTATATCAACGGAACTTTGCGTTCCTGGATTCACTACATAGAACTCCGTAGTGAGGGCGGCACACAAAAAGAACACAGAGAAATTGCTGTTGAATGTGCCAAAGTTATTGCAGAGGTATTTCCTCTCGCGCAAGAGTTCATAACAAAATAATAATTAAAACGGAGTTAAAATGAATAATATCGTTCACGGTATTGAGGTAGACTATTCTAGAGATAATTTGTTCGATGAGTTGGGCATTAAGAGATTAAAAGAAAGTTACATGAAAGAGGATGAAACCTCTCCACAAGAAAGATTCGCATATGTTTCTAAAGTTTTTGGGTCGAATGAAGCCCACTCGCAAAGGCTTTATGAATATTCTAGCAAGCATTGGCTTTCCTATTCTACTCCTATTCTCTCTTTTGGGCGTAGTCGTAGGGGGTTACCTATTTCTTGCTTTTTACCATACCTACATGATAGTGCAGAAGGTCTGGTCAATTGTTTATCAGAAGTTAACTGGCTATCGATGCTAGGTGGTGGAATTGGAATTGGACTTGGCATTCGTCCTGCTGACGACAAATCTACTGGCATCATGCCTCATCTTAGGACTTATGATGCATCGAGCCTCGCATATAGGCAAGGCCGTACTCGTCGTGGTTCTTATGCCGCTTATCTTGATATTAGTCATCCAGATATTCTTCAGTTTCTTGAAATGAGAAAAGCAACGGGTGACCCCAATATGAGGGCACTCAATTTGCATCATGGCATCAATATCACTGATGATTTCATGCAATTGATTGAAAAATCTATGCTTGACCCAAATGCGGATGATACTTGGGAACTGAAAGATTCGAACACAGGTGAAGTTAGAGATACTATTCCTGCTAGAGAACTGTGGCAGAACATTCTTGAAATGCGTATGCATACTGGCGAGCCGTACATTCACTTCATCGACACAAGTAATCGCGCTATGCCTGAGTTTCAAAAGAAACTTGGCCTGAGCATCAAGCAATCTAATTTGTGCAGTGAAATTATTCTACCAACTGATAAAGATAGAACGGCAGTGTGTTGCCTATCTTCAGTTAACCTGGAGTATTATGATGATTGGAAAGATAACGAACTATTTCTTCGGGACATTTCTGAGATGCTTGATAACGTCCTACAGTATTTCATTGATAATGCTCCTGATAGCATATCACGCGCAAGATACAGTGCTAGCCGTGAACGCTCTATCGGTATTGGTGCTCTCGGTTATCATGCATATCTGCAAAAGAAAAACGTTGCATTCGAAAGTGTAATTGCAAAGTCATTCAATAATCAGATGTTCAGAAACATCAAAGGTAAATTGGATATTGCAAACTTGGCTTTAGGTGCAGAACGTGGTGAAGCACCTGATGCGGCAGGGACTGGTCGTAGATTCTCACACATGATGGCTATTGCTCCCAATGCTTCTTCTTCTATTATTATGGGTAATACCAGCCCTTCTATTGAGCCGTATCGTGCTAACGCTTATAGACAAGACACCTTGAGCGGTTCATCATTGACAAAGAATAAATGGTTGGATAGAGTAATTCAAAAATATCTGGCGGGTGATGGTGAAACAATATCAACAAATGATTATAATGACATTTGGTCATCAATCATTGCAAACGATGGCTCTGTTCAACATCTAACATGGATGGATGAAAATACAAAAGAGGTGTTCAAGACTTCAATGGAGATTGACCAGCGTTGGGTTGTTGAACATGCCGCGGATAGACAGCAACATATTGACCAAGCACAATCGTTGAATGTATTCTTCCGACCAGATGCACACATCAAGTATATTCATGCAGTGCATTTCCTTGCATGGAAAAAAGGTTTGAAAACTCTATACTACTGCCGTTCTGAAAAGTTGGCTAAAGCAGATAAAGTATCTAAACGTATTGAACGTGAAGTTATCAAAGAACTTGATATGTCTGCAATCGCACAAGGTAATGACTGTATTGCTTGTGAGGGTTAAATGTCACACATAATCGCAAATTTACCAACAGTGAAATGCTTTGTTCGCAAAGAATTTCTATATGACTTCGAAAAAGGCCATGGTCTACTTGAGCCTTGCTGGTGGGTTAGTATTAAATCACTGAGAGGGCAAGCATTTCGTATTGAATCATATCTGAATCAGTATGGTGCATTGTATGATAAATTGCCTATCAGTGCATATTGCTGGAAGCCAATTGAAGGTGAACCTTTGCCGTTGGACCACTTGCAATTATGGGACTGTTTGAGTTATGATATTACTATACTGAAGAAGGCACAACTTCAATCGATGAAGTGTAAATTCAAAACAAAATCTGGTGGTTGGATGTATGGTGAATACATGTTTACTGTAGATTCTGCACATCCAGATTTCAATATCATAGATACGGGCATGTCTGAAGATGTTGAGGACCATAAATCATATAACTTCATTAAATGTGATAATGGTCAATTTGCATGTCAGCCCAACAATAGAATGATTGTATTTGAGCCATCAAGTAATCCTAAAGAATTAAAATATCCAGATTTTAAAGTAGCAACAAAACGATGGTCAGTGGAAACTGAAGCTAAATGGGCTTTAGGTGATACTGATACCGTCATGTACGAAAGAACAGAAAAATGAACTACAAAAGCATATTCATTAGTGATGTGCATTTGGGTACGAATGATTGTAAAGCTGAGTTATTAAATAATTTTTTGAAACATAATAAGTGTGAAACTTTATACCTTGTTGGAGATATATTGGATGTTTGGCGTATTCAGCAAAATAAATGGCGCTGGAAACAAAGTCACACCAATGTAGTTAGAAGAATATTGGGTCACGCTAAAAGAGGAACAAGAGTAATATATGTGGCTGGTAATCATGATGAATTTTTAAGGCCATTGATGCCGTATAATATTGGTTTTGGTAATATAGAAATTATGAATCAGTGTGAACATATTGGTGTAGATGGTAAAAAATACCTAGTTATACATGGTGATTTATTTGATGGTATTAGCAGATTGGCTCCTTGGTTGAGTATATTGGGTGACAAAGCATATGATTTTGTTTTATGGTTGAATAATAAATTCAATTGGTGGCGACACAAATTTGGTTTTGGTTACTGGAGTTTGAGCCAATACTTAAAAGGTAAAGTCAAGACAGCAGTTGATTTCATTTTTCAATTTGAAAAGAATCTAGTTTCTTACTGCAAAAAACGCAGTTATGATGGTGTGATATGTGGTCATATACACAAGGCGGAAATAAAAGAAATAGACGGAACGATATACATGAATGACGGTGATTGGGTGGAATCGTGCAGTGCATTAGTTGAGCATATGCATGGTGTATGGGAAATAGTTTATTGGAAGGAATTAATAAATGTGGACCCTGATACTCATAGCAGTGCATATGAACAACCCGAATGATATTCCGGGTAGAATCAATTTACAATTTCAATCCCAACAACAATGTGAACAAACTTTACAATCAATGACATACTGGTTGAAATTTGATAAATTTAAGGTTGAAGGAAAATGTCAGAAAACAAATTAGAAGATAAAATTACGATAGTTGTACCATGTAAGAATGAAGAAAATTATATTCAACATCTATTAGAATCACTACGCTTGCAAGGACTTGGAAATACTAGAATTATCATTGCTGATTGTTCTACAGACAATACTAGACAGGTTATAAAAGACCATAGTTCTTTTCTCAATATTGAAATCATTGATGGTGGTCCTGTTTCTATTGCTAAGAATAATGGTGCTAGATTGGTCACAACACCATACATACTATTCATCGACAGTGATGTTAGATTTTTTTCAAACACAACTATAGTTGATTGTGTTGATGAAATGAAAAGAAACAATCTAGATTTGATTGGTCTGAAAATTAAATGTTATGATAATGATATTAGAACACAAATTGGATTCATGTTATTCAATGCAATCAACAGCATTATGAAATATAAAGTTCCCTTTGCTGTTGGTGCTTTTATGTTAACTCGCACAGATAGATTTACAGAATTTGGTGGATTTCCTGAGAAATATGAAACAAGCGAAGATTTCTTCCTATCAAAGAAATATGACACCAAAAAATTCAAATTGATGAATCATTATTTTGGTCAAGATAGCAGAAGATTGAAAAAGATGGGATACCTTGGTATGACTTGGTATCTGATTAAAAATTTTTGGAATCGTAATAATGAAAAATATTGGAATAATATCGATTACTCGAAATACTGGAAATAAAAAGGAAAATAAATGAAAAAATTATTACTAACATTACTATTCGTTCCCCTAATTGCATTTGCACAAAAAGAAAAGGCTGGTGCCACCTATGATGCTGTACTCACTAGAGTCATCGATGGCGACACCGTGGCATTTCAAGCTAACTGGCTGCCTGACCCATTAAAGAAAGAGTTATCTATTCGTGTTTTCGGTGTAGATACACCTGAAAAAGGTCATCGTGCTAAATGCCCTAAAGAAAATGAAAGAGGTCAAGCGGCAACAGCATTCACTAAAGATGTAATTAATAAATCTCAAAAGCGACAGGTCATCCTCATGGATTGGGACAAATATGGTGGTCGAGTATTGGGTGATGTATTACTAGATGGAAAAAGTTTGAGAGTAATGTTAATCACAAATGGTTTCGCCAGAGAATATTATGGTGAAGCAAAAACTTCATGGTGTTAATATGAAAGTAATTAGATTTACTGCCTCATGGTGTCAACCATGTAAAACTATGAAAACTATGCTTGATGAAATTAAACCAACAATACCATTTGAAGTTGTTGATATTGATATTAACCCTGAAGTTGCGGCAGACTATGGTATTCGTTCCATTCCAACATTGATTATGTTAGATGAAAAGAGTGAAGTTAAAAGGCTTAGTGGAATTAAAACAAAAGAACAATTGACGGAGTGGCTTAATGCTTAAGAAAATACAATCTAAATTAACAGACGAAAGAAACAGTTTCAAACCATTTAATTATCCTTGGGCATATGATGCATGGCTAAAGCATGAGCAAAGCCATTGGTTGCATACTGAAGTGCCGATGCTTGAAGATGTTAAAGATTGGAAGAAAAGACTAACTGTCGAAGAAAAACAGTTTCTTACACACATTTTCAGATTCTTTACTCAAGGTGATATTGACGTTGCTGGTGGCTATGTTAAAAACTATCTGCCATATTTTCCACAACCTGAAGTTCGTATGATGTTATTGGGTTTTGCGGCACGGGAAGCTTTGCACGTTGCGGCATATAGCCATTTGATTGAAACTCTTGGTCTACCAGAAACTACGTATAATCAATTCTTGGAGTACCAAGAAATGCGTGATAAGCACGATTATATTCTAGATATCTCAAGCAAGAATGGTGATAAACAATCTACAGCCACACACATTGCCACATTCTCCGCATTTACTGAGGGTATGCAATTGTTTAGTTCTTTCATTATGCTATTAAACTTTCCTCGAAACGGCAAAATGAAAGGCATGGGTCAAATCGTTACTTGGTCTATTGTTGATGAAACAATGCACACCGAGAATATGATTAAACTCTTTAAAGAATATGTTAAAGAAAATCCTGAAATCTGGAATGATGAGCTTAAAGGAAAACTTTACAGTATTGCTGAACAAATGGTTCTACTCGAAGATAGGTTTATTGATTTGGCATTCAGCATGGGCCCTATGGTTAATTTGGACGCTAGTGACGTTAAACAGTATATCCGCTATATTGCTGATAGGCGCCTTATTTCTATGGGCCTTAAAGGAATTATGAAGGTGAAAAGAAACCCATTGCCATGGGTTGAAGAAATGATTAATGCACCAACACATACTAATTTCTTTGAGAACCGTGCAACAGATTATGCCAAAGGTGCATTATCCGGTACATGGGATGATGTTTGGGGTAAGGCGGCGTAAGGCAATAATAAACTGGGAGTGTTTACATGCTCTCAGTTTTGTTTTATAATGAAGAACATTGGAGTTAAATTATGATGATTAATAAAAAATTGCAAGAGTTGGCCGTTGATGCAGGTTTTGCCTTTTGGGAAGATGAAGCATGGGGACCAGGACCAGGTAACATAGATTGGTCGAGCGAATATGATATGGAGCTACAAGGTCTGTATGATAGAATGCTTGAAGAAGTGTTAAAAACTATTGATGAATCAACCAAGGCACTGACTTTGACAAGCTTTGACGCAAGTTATATGGCAGGCGTAAACAAGAAACTCAAAGAAGATATTTTAACAAAATTTGGCAAATAATGAGATTGATTGACCTAATTAGGCAACTTGAAGATTTGTATTGTACCTATGATGATGAATATAAACATCACATGGGTGAACCAGAGATTATGATTGATATCTTTGGTGAAATGAATACACCACACCAATTTCAATATAAGGGTTTTTCGCCCGTTATTCATATTGACAAAACGGCTGATGGTGTGTATGATGTTATTAGAGCATTTGAAACAAAAGAGGATGAAGAATTATGGCTACAGAAGAAACACAAGTAAAACAAGAGAAAGCACAAAAGAAAATTGTGCAAATTACTACAAGCACCACAAATACTGGTCAAATTATCGTGACCGCATTGTGCAATGATGGTACAGTTTGGTATAAAATCCTAACTGGTAACGATGAATGGAAAAAAGTTGAGTCGCTATGAATCCGAATGTGGTTGTAATTGCAATCTATAATTTGTGCCTAATGGCTGGTACTGCATGGCTGGTTGCAGTATATGATTGGTCGCCATGGTGGTTTCTATTAACTCTTGGTTTACTGCTAAATCAGGCCAAAACTGATGACAAATAATTTTCTTGAAGATTTCAAGTTTGAATTTGAAGATTATGCCATTGGTGGTAAGATGATTACTGGTACATTTACTGTCAATGCAGAAATGATGGTACAGATTAAAAGTGATGCAGAGTTTGCAGAATATGTGAAAATGCAAATGGCCAATCTTCTTGCTAAGGCTATGGTTGAAAATAAACTACTAGAGTTTACTACACAGGAAGATTATATACACCAACAAAAACATGTTCGCGTTCGTGGTTTCATGACACCAAACGAACAGGTTAAAATCTTGCGTGTACATAAACGTTAGAGTCGGCATTCTTCTATTTTATATTGCAGTGCAACATAAATAATCATATGTCGTGTCTAATATTGGAACGACAAACTAATCGCTTTAAAAGGATAAAAAAATGAACTATCAAGAATTAAATCAAAAATCAAAAGACTTCACTCTTGCAATGATTGATGCAAATAAACAGACCGCACATGCTACCATTGAGGCAATTAAGGGCTTTGTAGGTAAAGATTTTGCTACATATACCTATGGATTAACATACGTAGCGGATGAAATAGCAAATAATGCAAGAAAAATCGTTGAAAACTTCTCGGGACTTGCTAATGCAGGAGATAAGAAGTAATACAACATACTTTCAACCAGCCGTCAGAAACGGCTGGATTATCAAATTTTCCGTCTACAAAAATACAGAAATACTCTTGATGTTTGTTTCTAAGTACACAGGACAAACGATAGTTAGATACTTTCCAGAGGAAGACCTTGCGGTGAAATATATAAATATGATTATATCAAAAGATTCAACTGTCTTGCAAGACGTTACAGAATTATAAGGACAATTTATGGCTATTACAATTAGTGGAACAACCGTTACATTTAACGATTTATCTACACAAACAAAGAATGTACCAAATTCAACTGCCGACTTGTCTGTTGGTGGTGTAGGAACCTATGCATTTTTGAATTATCCAGGTAATCTATCGGCTAGAAGTGCCGGTTTTACAATAGCCGGCAGTAGTTTGCAATATGCGGGTGTGAATCCAGTCGGTCAAAGTGGCTCACCTGGTGGTTCTTGGAGGCTAATGGGTGCATTAACTGCATTTACTACACCAAAAGGTACATCATATACATCTGCATCCGTTTGGTTAAGATATGCTTAATTAAAGGTTATCATGACAAAAGAAATTATTAATTTAAATTGGACAATTGAATCTGTTAAAGATTTAAAGTGGGTCAACACAGAGAAAACATTACTTGATTGTATTGTTAAGTTTGACGCACACAATGAGGAAATACCTTTCTCTATAGACCCTAATGATTTTTATCAGCATTCTGTTGATTTGTGGGAAAAAGCAAATGCCGGTGAATATGGCGTTATTCCCGATTATGTACCTAAACCAAAAAATGAATTTGAACAGTTAATGGAAAACTATAAGAATCAGTTTGAAGGTAAATTCTCTTTAGATAAAATCTGAGGCAAACATAAAAACCCGGCTTGACCGGGTTTTCTTTTTGGTGTATACTCTTGCAATGATTTACACAAAACATTTCGAATGGTACCACGGTCCAATATTCAATTACTGGATAAAATGGTATTCACAAAAAAATCCTAACGATAGCGACAAATACTGGCAGTATGAAGAAACCTGGTTTGTCAGTGTTCAAGTATTCTCACCTTTTAAATGGTTTGGCCGTGATGAATTTTATTATGATGGTCACACAGCTAAATCAATCACAATTCTAGGCGTTAGATTCACTAAAGGGTACAGTTACCGAGCTGAAAGAATTATTTAAATTATGTTTATATTTGATGTTGAAACGTTGGGCAAACAGTCCAACTCCGTGATTCTATCCTTTGCATGTATTCATTTTAATCCTGATGATACACCTAGCCATGCAGAATTAAAGCAAAATGCATTTTTTGCTAAACTAAATGTAGCCGACCAAATTCAAAGGCTCAAACGCACCTCAGGTAAGTCCACAATTGAATGGTGGGCTAAACAATGCGAGAATGTGCGAAACAAATCATTTAAGCCATTACCCTCAGATGAGATATTTGAGGATGCATATGAACGCCTGCGAGAATGGGCTAAAACAAAGAACGATAATAAATGTTGGGTATGGGCTAGAGGCAATCTAGACCAACTTGTCATGGATGATATTGAAGAACAATTAGGTATTGAACCAGTATTTAAATATGAACGCTGGCGTGATGTACGTACCGCAGTAGATTTTCTATATGGCACGACCAATGGTTATGTCAAAGTAAACGTGCCACCATGGGTAGAATCATTTGACCCTGCGCTTCATATTACAAAGCACAATCCAATTGATGATTGTGTATTTGATGCAATGATGCTCATGTATGGTGATAAAAACGAACATGAATGATAGAATATTTGTAATTTCTGGTACAAACGAAGAATATTCTAGATTTATCAGAATTAAATGTGAGGAACTATACCGTGCAAATAATACCTCAATATCACTATCAAATTTCGTTTTTGTTAGTTCTGTAGATAAACTGAGAGGTTATCGTGACCCTCATGGTTATTTCATTGGTAGCTGGCGTAGTCGTAGAGATATTGAGGATATTCTTTATGTAATTGAAGCCGCAAGTACCACTAGCAATTTTGCACTAGACAAGATATTTTTAGAGTATAGAAAATGGAAACGAGAGAACAGATAATCTATAATGCATGGCGTGACGCAGAATCATACCAAGTACCAATGACCGAAGAAGGCGAACAGAGAGCACAAATTCGTTGGTACGCATTCAAAAGAGGCTGGGAATATGCAGAATTCTATGCAAAAACTGGCCATATCTACGAGAAAGACAGTGAAAATGGATGTATAGTATACCGTCTGAGAAAACGCGCAGAGATACGCCGCCAGATAAAAGACAGAAAATCGGTGCAAGAAGGTAAACCAGATAGAATATCCGATATACTGGAAGAAGCCGCAGATGAAATTGTACGCCTGCGAGAGTTTGAAACCATGTATAAAAACCTATGGGAAGATGATTTAAAATGAACAATAGAATCCTAGAACTAGCAGAACATGCAAATTATTTGGCAACAGAGAAAGAATTTCCATATGATGAAGATTGGTTTTATCTGTATAACAAAAAATTCGCTGAACTATTAATCCAAGACTGCTGCCAAGTAATACAGGAATGGAAAAAAGAACCATTCCCATTTGATGAAGATTTAGCAGTAGAATTAATACACCAAAACTTTGAGCTAGAACTACCACCAAAGAATATCAAAGTAATTAAGATATGACAATTAGAACCATTATACATTGTGACAAATGTAATTCAGATAATGTATTGCATGAAATGAAACGCCAGCCCATACAAGAAGAACATAAAACTATGACAGAATTCATAGAGGACAGTAAGAAACCATCATACCAACACGCAGTATATTATTATACCCATTACCTCCTATTATGTAAAGACTGTGGGCACCGTATGGAATATAGCGTATAATACCGCATATTATGCTGAGAAACCAATAAACCACGATATTTCCTGTGGATAAACTGTGGATATATACAGTGCAATCCAACTAGTGATGGGAAATAGATTTTGCCTAGTGAAAAGAAATGCCCGAAGTGTGGGACAAACCATAATAAAAGAGGACCGTATTGCAGTAGGTCATGTGGTAATGGACGGGTATGGACTGATGAGGACAAAGAAAAGAAAAGACAGAAACTATTAGATTATCAC